GGTTAAAATTATGAGAGTATGGGCTGGAGCTGGTGGTGATACTATGTTTCCAAGTGCTAATAGCTCTGAAATCGCTTCAATCGTATTAATGGAGATTGCAGGATGAGTGAATTAAAAATAACAGCTGACTCAGGAGGAGGCTCTGTCTCCCTCAAGGGTCCAGCTACAACAACAGGTAATGCTGCAGTTCCATTTGTTCTCCCTGTAGCCGATGGTAGTGCAGGTCAATTTTTAAAGACTGATGGATCAAAGAATTTCAGTTTCTCTGCAGCAGGTATAACAGAACTTGATTCTTGGAGAATTACTTCAGCTTTCTCCAATTCTGCTGAACCAATTTCCTCTAATTGGGAAAGAGATGATACCTATGGAAATGGTAAACCAGGTACAGGAATGACAGAATCTAGTGGAGTATTTACATTTCCTTCCACTGGATTTTGGCGTGTAGCCTTTGGTTGTTACTGGACTAATACTAATGGTGATAATGATCGTGCCTTATTAGCTGGTATTCAATATACATCTAATGCTGGGACTAATTGGATTTCTGCAGCTTATCAACAAGATAGTATATGGTCTGGTTCAGCTGATAATGGCGAGGCTGGTGCTTATGTAGAAAAAATTCTCGATATTACTGATGTAAGTAATCAAAAAGTTAGATTTGCTGTCTGGTGTGAAGCTTCTGCTACACAAACTCAGGGAAATACGAATGAAAATAGAACTTATAGTACTTTCATTAAATTAGCGGATACTTAATTATGAATATAAGAACTAAAAAACCAGATCATATTGAAGATTATTTAGTTACTGTAAGAGGTGGCCAATGGTTTGGATGGTCTGATTCTAAAAACAAGATTTACGCTAATTTAGTTATACATGACGGTGGTAGTAAACCTAGTGAAGCTGATTGCACTAATGGACTAAAAGCATTACAAGATGCTTGGGATTTAGAGAATGATTCTTATAAATCCAAACGAAGAGAATCTTATGATTCAATTCAAGAACAATTAGATCAACTCTACTGGGACAAAAAGAATGGCACTAACAAGTGGGTCGAAGCCATTGACAAAATTAAATCAGACAATCCTAAACCATGAGTAAATTATTAGTCGATGCCTTACGACACACAGGTGCATCAGCAGATGGTGTAACCTTAGATAGCTCAGGTAATGTAACCTTTCCTGGTAATGCTACAGTTACTGGTTCAGCTACGGGTTTTGGTAAAATTCTTCAAGTAGTTAAAGGATCAGTACTAACGGATCAAGTTTCAACTACCTCTACGACTTTTGCTGATACAGGTACAACTGTAACTATTACACCTTCAGCAACTAGTAGCAAGATTTGGGTTATTGCTACTGGAGACAGTTGGATTCAATCAACAGGATATAATGGTTATGGGGAGCTTAAATTAGTTAGAGATTCAACTAATTTATTTACCGTTTATCAAGGTTTTGATTCAAGTAATAGTAGTTTTGGAGCAAGAATTTTCAATCCACATTGTCTCCAAGTAGTTGATTCACCTAGTACTACTAGTGCAACAACTTATAAAATTCAATTTAGACTTGGTACTACAAACTATAGTGCAACTTATTATTATCCCAGTAATGATACAAGTACTTGGTATCCAAATTGTCAAATAACAGCAATGGAGGTAGCAGGATGACAATACATAAAATAGAAGCCATTAAGTCATTAGCTCCTAAAGCAGAAGTTATAGTTGGAGCAAGTGGTGTTGTTACTTGGCATAACTTAAATGGTGAGACACAGCCTACAGAAGACCAAATAACAGCAGAAATAAATAGATTAGAAACTCAATATACGAATGATAAGTATAAAAGAGATAGAGCCGTTGCTTATCCATCAATACAGGAACAACTAGATCTCCAATATTGGGACCAAGTTAATAGTACAACTAAATGGAAAGACGCTGTTGCAAAAGTAAAATCTGATAATCCTAAACCTTAATGTCAATTCCTATACCTAGTCCTAATCTCCCTAAGCCCTTAGACGTGCCTAGCTTCGAGTTTAAGCCCCCTTCAGCTCGTATTCCATCATATCGCCCAATGGTGATCCCTCCGGCTGATCTAGAGGCTCCTGAGGAGACTAAGACAGAGGAAAAGGAAACAACAGAACAACCTGAATCACCCAGCCTACGGATTCCTGTATTGGATATACAGATGCCAATACCAGAAACAGCAGTGGTAGTTACAGCAGTTACAACAGCTGTTATAGCTGTGACAACTACAACTGTTACTCAATCCTTATTTGAACCAATCAAAAAGAAAGTTCAGAAACAACTACAAGCTAAAGTCAACAAATGGAAGGAAAACAGGAAGAAAAAAAAGGACTCCTCGGAAAGCTGAAAGATGCTGCAGAGGATCAAGAACACCAAATCCAAATCCTTGGTACATTCGTCAGACTAGGCGTTGTGGTTTGGAGTGGTTTTATTATAACAATGAATTACGTGGAATTACCTATGATTAAGAAATCAGGTAACTCAGATATCACGTTCGTTGCCAGTGTGTTTACGGGAGCCCTGGCGACTTTTGGCTTGACCACTGGAAATAAGAGCAATGGTACTGGCACACCCGTCAATTGTCCTATGGCTAAAAAAAAGGAAGAATGAAGAAATGGTTATTACTCTTCCTACTGTTATCCCCCTCGGTAGCAAGAGCAGAGTTAGTGACTCCCAATTTCACTCAGGGAAGCATGAACTCTACAACAACAACAACTCAAGAAATAACAGAGGAGATAACGATAACAACTTACGGATCAGCTCTAAACAAATGGAGTGGAGATGGAATAACTCATTCCTCAACTTCTTCAGGCGGTGTAGCCGATTCAGATTCAGTTTGGAACCTAACTACACAGGGTTCAGATTTTACTCTGGAAATAGTAACCAGAGCAGCAAGTCAGGTATTAGAAGTACAGGAAATAGAAAGAACTATCGAAACTTCTGCTACTACTACATCCTTATCAGTCTTCTCTCAATAGCTCCAGTTCGTGCTGAAGATGAAACTAATAATGTTTCTAATCCTGTTGCAGCTGCCACTGGCAATGTTACAAACCAAGCTGTACAATTTCAAAACAATGGAGCACCTTCCAGACAACATTATGGACCAAACATAAGTTGTAATGGTAGTACTATGACCTTCTCACCCTTCTATATGGGTAATCATACTACACCATTTGATGATGTTATGTCTCAACAAAGCTATACTGTAGCTGAAAACTGGGGATTCCAAGTGAATTTCATGATACCCTTAGATCAAGAAGGTTTAAAACGTTGTAGAAGTATAGCAGCTCAACAAGAAGCAAAGATGAAACTTGACTATGAATTAGTTAGAGCTAAAGAATGTGCAAACCTACAAGCTAAAGGTTTCATGATTCGTCCTGGTACTCGTGTATATCATATGTGTAGTGATATTATACCTATAGCTGCTTATAAAAAGTTTCAAGAGAAAGTTATTCAATGCACAACACCACCTAAACCATGGTATAAACCTTGGCATAAACCTAAATTACAATGTCCAAATAAAAAATGAGTACATTAAATCCTTATAAACCTGATCCTAAAACACCACCAGCACTGACTTCATTGCAACTTTCTATAGCAGAACAAAGAAAAGCAGCGGAAGCAGCTAAGAAAAAAGAATCAAAGTCCGAGTAAACCCACTATTAAATAACAATGACAACACTACTTATCAAGCCCATCCTCATGGCATTCCTTAGCTCATCTGCAGTTAAAGAATTAGTTATACAACTACTTGAAGCATACGCTGAGTCCACTGACAATACCATAGATGATAAGGCGGTAGAATTAATTAAGAAAAATCTATTCCCTGGAACTAAAGACTAATGGCAAAAATGTTTAAAGTCACAGATGCAGATAAGAAGTATAACACTCCTGCATGGAAAAAGTTTATGGAAGGTAATGATAATTACATGTATGTACCTTTAAAGAAGGCTAAGTTTAAACGAGATCCTAAAAGAGAGGCTAATGCATAATGGAGGAAGTAAAAGTACTTCCAAAAAAAGCAACGGAAAATAACTTTAACGAACTTCATAGACTCGTCACTGAAGATTTTCTTAAGAGAATCCGTAGTGGCGAGGCTACCACTCAAGATCTTAAAGCAGCATGTGATTGGCTTAAGACTAATGACATCACAGGCGTTGCTTATGAAGGAAGTCCAATAGATAAATTAAATAGATTAATACCCACCGTAGACCCTACTCTTGTACAGAGACGATTATATGGCTCCAAAATTAAGTCCTAATCCAGGCAGAACAGCTAGGTTCTATAGAAAGAACAAAAAATCTAGATTAAAACATCGTAGAGATGAATTAAAAAGAGGTAAATCCCCTGCCAAAAGGAAATACCGTAGAGATTTATTAAAGATTAAACCTTGTCCTAAAGGTCAAGATAAGTCTCATAAAATAGTAAATGGTAAAAAAGTTGTGGTCTGTGAAGATCGTAAGAAAAATCGTGCCAGAGGAGGGGCAAACCGTAAGTAATGAGACAACCTAAATTTAAATCAGGAGAAACTATTAAAAGTTTTCTCAAAAGAGTTAGAATATGGGAACAATTAGCTGGTAGAACATACAACCTCGGTATTGATAGAAGCTCGCCAGAGGCTATAATATTATTATCAGCAAAAAAGAAAGGTTTCTATAAGACAGGAGCAGACGGAAATCTTATAACAGAAGACTTGGTTGGTCCTAATATAGCTAATAGTGTTAAAAAAGACATTGGTGGACCTACGTGGATCACACCTATAGGATTTCCCAAGGTAAAACCTTTTAGTAAAGATTATACTAAAGATAGAAGTTGGATAGTAGAAACATTAGGTGCAGATTCTGTTGATGAATTTGATCGAATCCTATCAGCTAGAAGAAGTAAACTACCAAAAGCTATGAAGCAGGACATAGCTAAAGAGGAGTTCTTAGCAACTGCAGGTACAACTGATTTTTCTAAAGTACAACTACCAGACCAAAAATTAAGCCCATTATCTATTGAAAAACAACAGGTATCTAATAAAAAAAAGTTATATCCATATTTAGACGATCATGAGTTTATTGAACCTGCTAATACATCAGATCCTTTCAATAGAATACCAAGTAGAGATAGAACTCCTACAGAACTTTCTGCATTAAATGAGCAGAAAAAGATGGCGCAAATACAAGCATACTCACCTCAATCTGAAGTTAAGAGAGATTATGATGGTAGCAAAATAGAACAAGATCCTTATAAAGTACTACAAGGTTTATCTATAAGTCAAGGTGCTACTACTAATACGACAAATACTGGTACTGGATATACTGAAGCAGATAAACTAGCATGGTTAGATAAAACTCGTAATAGTCCTGCAGCTTTAGCTGGTATACCTGATGACCAGAGATGGAATTTACAGGTGGCTCATAGAAAATGGGTTGAAGATAGACAGAAGGGAAATAAAAATAGAAGATCCTTAATGGATATCCTGAATAACCGTAGACCTGGAGTAGTAGGTAAGAAGACTAATCCTAATAATATAATTCCTACAGTACAACAAGTAGAAGATGGATATTAGGAGAAAGTATAATGCTTACAACAGATGATCTAGATACAGAGGCACTGAGTCAATCTGCAGTTACTACGGAACCTGAAGAACAAGATGTCTCTGAAAGACTTAAAGAAACTAAACTTAATATCAGAAATCAAATATTAGGTGGTGGTTATGAAGTAGGCGCTGGTTTACTATTTGATATACTAACTACACCATTAGGATGGGCACCACCTGCTTATTTTGCGGCTAACTTTGCAGAAGGTGCTATCTCTAATATAATTGGACAAAAGATTAGAAATTGGGAAGCATCTATTGATTGGGGAGAAGTAAAAGCATCTGGTGCTATAGGTACTATACCTTTAGCTCAACTTAGAGCTGCTAAATATTTAAAGAAACCTGTTGCTGAAGCTGTAGAAAACGTAGTAGGTGAAGTTGGTAGTCTTAAACGACTTACATTATCTGGTGCAACGTTAGGAGCTTCAGAACCAATTATTAGACGAGGACTGAATAAAGAAGAATTTTCTCCAACTGAAGTAGCTATTGGTGCAGTAACTGGTGGTGTAGTTGGTGCTGGTACTAAACCTATATCAGATTTATATTCAAATCTAGTCAGACAAATAGGTGGTGGAGGTTTAAATGTTGGACAAGGTGTAGATATTGGTGCTAAAGGAACATCCAAACCTTATAATAGAGGAGCAAATTACAATCCAATTGAGGGTGCAGATGAATTAACACCTGAATTTAAAAGTCAATGGAAAGGTAAAGCAAGACGAGGTGATCAAACTTTCTATTATGATATAACAAAACATCGTATCTTAGATGTCCCTGGTATGGAAAATCCAGCTCAACAAACAAGATATAAATCTTGGTTAACACAAAGTTTAATAAATAGATATAATAGACAATTACTAGATCCTCAACATCCATTTACTCATTTTCATACTGACCCTTTTTATGATACTCAAGGTCAACCATGGAGATTAGTTAGAAGAAAGAAAGGTGGTAAATATCAAACCGGTCCGGAACAGCCTTATATACCTATGCCTCAAAATGAGATTGATTCTAGAAAGTTAAACATGCGAAGTACATCTATTGATGAGAGAAAGATGCTCTTAGCATTAATGGACCTGAATGTAACTCAAAGAAATGCCTTAGAAAGACAGAGGCCTGAATTAGTTAGATGGAATTCTGATTTTACTGGAGAAAACTACCATGAACATATGATAGCTCTTGATGAAATTGAATTCTGGAAGAGTGGGGCTGGTAAAGCATTAGGTTATAATAATAATGATGTATATAAAGTAGAAGAAGCTTTAGGAAATATTGTTTTCTTAAATGATCCTAGATTTAAATTATTTAAAGATCAGTTAGGAGGATATATCACACCTCCTGGGAAAACAGAAGTATATCCAGGTAAAACAGTACGGACTAAGCCTGTTAAGAAATTTACTGGTGGAATCTATGAAGGTAGAAATGCAGTTATAGGTTATGATGCTAATCCTAATTCACCAACTTATACTGACATAGTTGTATATGCATATAACCCTAGTCCTGATATAATAGAAGCACCTCAAAGAGTAACTGTTGTACCTAATTATTATTCTAATCTTTTTGCAAGAGATACAGAAACAGGAAAATTAATAGTACCTGCTAATGTAAGAAATAATTTTATAAAAAGACATATGAATGCTATATTATCGGGTGATGCAGAAGAAATTTTATCTATAGATGATTTTATGGAGATGATCTTAAAAAAGTGGAACATTAATATACCAGCACCAGGTAGACTAAAAAGAGAACCAGATTTTCTAACTTTAGGTGATAATACAAAACTTCCTGACCCTGATCCTAAAGGCGAGAAAGTATTTAAGACTACTCCTGCTATACAACGGAAAAGAGATAAATTCTGGAAAAGACAATTAAATTTATGGCAACACGGTTCATCTAAACAATTAGAATTTAAATTCGATGAGGAAAATTAAAAAAAGAGGAAATGTTAGAGTAAATCCTGACCCTGAAGCTCCTTATCATACACCTAAAGGCACCCCTTCTGAAGTACAAGAATTACTTCGTAGAGGTTGGGTTAAAAAAGGTCCTAATAAAGTTAATGAAACATGAGTGATACCCTAGCACTACTTAAACAAGACTTCAAGCTCTTCCTACAAGCACTGTGGGAACAGCTTGACCTTCCATCTCCTACTAGAGCTCAGTACGCTATTGCTGACTACCTACAACATGGTCCTAAGCGTCTACAAATACAAGCTTTCCGTGGTGTAGGTAAATCTTGGATTACTGGTGCTTTTGTTTTATGGACACTATTTAACGATAACGAACGTAAAATTATGATTATATCTGCCTCCAAAGAGAGAGCAGATAACATGTCTATCTTCCTACAAAAACTAATTATTGAAACCCCATGGCTCAGTCATCTGCAACCGAAATCCGACGATTCACGTTGGAGTCGCATCAGCTTCGACGTAAACTGTTCCCCTCACCAAGCCCCAAGCGTAAAGTCAGTGGGAATAACTGGACAGCTAACAGGAAGTCGCGCAGATTTAATGATATTGGACGACATAGAGGTGCCTGGAAACTCCATGACGGAGTTAATGCGTGAAAAATTACTTCAACTCTGTACGGAAGCTGAATCCATCCTCACGCCGAAACGTGACAGCCGTATTATGTATCTCGGGACTCCTCAGACTACTTTTACTATTTATCGTAAGTTGGCAGAGCGCAGCTACCGTCCGTTCGTTTGGCCAGCAAGATACCCAAGAAAAGATAAACTATCCCAATACGAAGGACTTCTCGCTCCTCAAATCCAAGAAGACCTTGATGATGGAGCCTTAGAATGGGAATGTACTGATCCTGACAGATTCGATAATGAAGATCTCATAGAACGTGAAGCATCTATGGGTCGTTCTAACTACATGCTTCAATTCCAGCTAGATACTAGCTTATCAGATGCAGAAAAATTCCCCCTCAAAATGGCTGACCTGGTTGTTACCAGTGTCAATCCTACTACTGCTCCCGACAACGTTATTTGGTGCTCCGATCCCTCAAACGTCATCAAAGATCTTCCTACAGTTGGATTACCCGGCGACTATTTCTATTCTCCAATGCAACTTACTGGAGAATGGACTCCCTATGCCGAAACCATCTGCTCCGTGGACCCCTCAGGACGAGGCACAGATGAGACTGCAGCCGCCTTCATTAGTCAAAAGAATGGATTCTTATATCTACATGAGATGCGAGCTTATAGAGACGGATACTCTGATAAAACCCTCCTCAACATCCTCAGAAGATGTAGAAAGTATGGTGTTACAAAACTCGTTATCGAGACTAACTTTGGAGATGGAATTGTTGGAGAACTATTTAAAAAACATCTTAAACAAACCAAACAATTTATAGATATTGAAGAAGTTAGAGCTAATGTTAGAAAAGAAGACCGTATTATTGATTCTCTTGAACCTATCTTTAATCAGCACAGACTTGTGGTTGATAGGTCGGTTATAGAATGGGACTACAAATCTAATCCTGATGAAGCTCCTGAACTTAGACTACTCTATATGCTCTTCTACCAAATGAGTAGAATGTGTAGAGAAAAAGGGGCAGTTAAACATGATGACAGATTAGACTGCCTTGCTCAAGGTGTTAAATACTTTACAGATGCCTTCGCTATTAATGCTCATGATGCTATCGTTCATAGAAAAAGAGAAGAGTGGAATTCTATGCTACAAGATTTCATTGAAAATCCTCACTCCTCTGCTAATCATATAGTCTTAGGTATGAATAAAGAACAACGTGATAAAGCTAATAGACTTGAAGACGGAAAGCCCCTCCCTACCTGGGTTTAGACCAATGGGGACTGTATACAGGGGAAGGGAAGGGTGGACCCGACCCCTCAGAGGGAATTATTCTACTTCGTAGACCATTCCCTCTTCTTAATATCATCATTTGATATTCCTCATATACTACTACTAAACTCTCTCTCACCAATGACTAATAAACCACCTAGACAAGTTAAACAGCGTTATTACTATATATTCTGGTCTATAGCTACTCTAGCTGTAGTAGCAGGACAAATCTATGTAGCTTCCTCTTACCGCCTCTTAGCTGATGCCTTAAAAGCTACTCTTCTATGAATAAACACGAACTTAAACTTCTTAAACTCCAAACTAAAGCTCAAAATTGTATAACCAGCAAGAAAGCTGCGAAAATCTTACTTAAAGAAGCTAAAGTTCGTAAAAAAATGACAAAAATCTCTGAAGCCATTAATCGAACCCGCACGGACGCAAGTTCCCCCAGTGTCATCAAATAAAACACAACAAGGAGGGACTTGATACTAATTATTATCAGAAATATACTGTAATATCCAGTGTTATTAATTCGTGCCGATCTGTAGCGATGTAATATTCACAATCAGATAGTAATAGGAATTGATTGGTATTGTACGGTAATAGTAATGTATAGTACGGTAAGTATTCTATCTCAACAGTCTCATGTGGTATTGCTGACATAGTATGGCAAGGATGGGAATATCAGGCTATAATGTGTATGTAAGCGACAAGGTATGAATTATGACTACAACATCATTTAATTATGATTACACAGCAGTTTATTTTGAGGATGGATACTGTGCATCAGTAATGGAATGTACTGATAATGAAGGTAATCTATCATTAAGAAATGCAGAGAAACTATGTGAAGATCACGGTACAACTCTTGAAGAGTTATTCGGTGATAATGTAACATTACATGCTCCAAAGATTCTTGAATGGTTGGGGTATTGATAATGTCATTAGTTAAATTTACTGTTAATTCAGATTTATATGATCTAGTTGATGCTATTGGTCTTGAATATGAAAAGGTTAATGATAACTATGTAGTTACAGTTGACCTTGATTATGAAAGAGAGCAATATGATATTGATGTAGATTATTTACTTAATCTAAATGATTATTCATTATGTGAACATTTAATGGGTAATGAATTTAGTGAAGGATTAATATATACTGAGAGGGTATATTAATTCACAATCTCGGCCTTCCAAATAACATATCGTGAGGGAGTGGCATTTGAAAGTTTAATTACGACAAGATCCGCCGAGTTATTATTGATCCATTAGTTTAATGGTTAGAACATTAGGTTGTCGCCCTAAAGATAAGAGTTCAATTCTCTTATGGATCGTAGGAATAAGTAATTATTCCGATTAAACGTTGAGTTATTTATTTAATGAAACTGACTTATTATCAACAACTATCAATGGAAATTGATCAGTTAAAAGCACAAGGTAAGAGAGTAGTTATTACTCAATTACCAAGTACAATCAATAAGAATAGGAGAGTATGGCTATGATTTTCATCTTAGGTTTAGCTCCTTTATTCTTAACTTATATACTTATTGAATCACTATGAAACAATTTACTATGAAAACCAATAAGGCAGATTTATTAGTATCTGCCAATGAATTATTGGAGAGACAAAGAGTATTACTTTATTTACTAATCGTTGTATTTAGTATAGGAGTATTATTCTAATTGAAATTAATTACTATTATACTCTGTTCTATATTATTTATAGAGCAGAATTTTTTTAACTTATTATTACAGGCAAATTCACAATCAACAAGGACGCAAAACCACTATGAGCAGACACGATTTACACAAGAAGACATATCAGCTATTCTTTGGTCGTAATACACCAACAGGATACGTTACAGATGATGCCTGGGAGGCTTTCAGAGAGGTCTTAGGTCTAACCTTTGCAGGATATACCATACAAGATGTTGAAGGGGCTTGGAAAGGCGAACCAGAGGCAACTAAATTAGTTACTGTTACTACTAAATATCATGAGAAGATTAATGATTTATGTCAAGCATATATCAATTCATTTGATCAAGATGCTGTAGCATTGACAGTTAGTGAGCCAATGAAATACGTTACTAAAGTATCGGAGGTATACTAATGTTAACATCACATTATATTAGTACAGTTGAAGATGCTATTGATGAACTAAAGCAAGAGTATAAAGATATTGAAGACTGGAGAGACATAAGAGATCATGGATGCAGTTCAGGTACATGTCATTCTCACATATATTATCATGATACCAACAAATTCTTTGACAACTACGAAGCGGCTGTGGTAGAATATGTTACGGATGCCATAGGAGATGATGGTGTTGTTGATCTATTCCAATCAAGTGGAAATGATATTACAATCTATAAAAATAATATGACATGGTCATTCATTGAAATGGTTTCACAATCAGTCGTCGAGGAATATCAAGAGGAGTATTTACCATGAAGAGAGCTTATTTTTTAATGTCATGTGATCTACAAGATGACACTGACTTAGGAGAGATCGCACTTTCATTTGAGGATTTAGCTGAAATGGAGTGCGTTGATTATATATGGTATGAGAAGGAAGATCCTGATCATGCTTACTGTTACATTGCAAACTAACCACTATTTATTATTATGTCACACCCAAACTTAGGACCAGAATACTTAGCAGTCACAAGTATATGTCAACACACAGGAGAAACTGTTGTGCTTGGTATATTCAAGGACTTAGAAGCTGTATTCCATAGATTAAGAGGATTTCCTGTATCATGTGGAGATGAATACCGTATTGAATGTTTCCATCTTAGTGAAGCAGAGAATGAACGCACAAGAGCTGATGAAGTAACACAGAATAGAGAGAAAGCTAGAGCTGAGTTTGCTGAGAAAGATAAAGCATATGCAGAATATCTAGATAGAAACAAGCGTAGCGAAGAGAAAGCAATACAAGAAGATATTAAATTAGATAAAAGACATGCAGATTTAGATGCATTGGATGACGAATGGGCATATCAAAGATGAGAGATAAACTAATTAAAGCTTTATTATCTCATGCTCAAGGAGATATACAGAAACACTTAGCTAATGTAGAAGTTTACTTAACTAATCCAGCAGGTATTGGTGAACATTCCGATATCATGGAAGCAATTGAACATGAACTTAATCAAATAGCTAAGTATCAAGATCAAGTAGACGTAATCCAAAGGTATTTAAAGCATGAATGAAAACATCCTTATTGAGAATGCTATCTTAGCTTTCTTACATCATTACCCAGAACATAATTGGGTAGGAGATTATAAAATATTATTGGAGAAGACTAGAAATGCAAAGTCAAAGAATACTACCGTGCAAAAACGGGGACGTCCAGCGAAAAGACAAAGGACGAAAACGACCACAAGCTCTAAGGTCAGCAAAGAAGAGAGCAAAGATGTTGAAACTAAAACTATTACTTGAATCACAATCAAATGGCAAAAAAGAAGTACTTTCCAAATAACTGGAAAAAGATTAAATCAGTACCGTCTGAGTATTTTGATTCATTAACTTTTGATGAATTCTATGATTGGCGTGTAATGGGATGGGAAATACCTTCATCAATAGCTTGTATTATCAGAGAAGAGAATTCAGTAACAGGAAAGATTACTGAATATACTTATAGTAAACCAAGTGCAGCTAAGAAAAGGGTTAACCAAATCATGGACGCAGGACATATTATTACATTAGCTAATAAAGAACAAGTTGTAGACCTAAAACCAGAACCATTATTAGAAGAGGATTTTGAAGATGAAGAATGATGATGCAGATTGGAGAGATGTTTATAGTTATTATAAACAAGCACTAGACCAATTAAGTAAAGACCACCCTCATTACGATGAGATTAAAGACTTATTAATGTCTCAAGTTAATGATGAACTTTCAGATTATGAACCAGCTTACTACAGAGCAGATTGATGAACAAGTTAAACTTGAACGTGAAGCAATAAGTCAAGGACTTAAACGTTTACACGATCAGAATTTAAAACTAGAAAATCAAAACTATGCTTCTGCTACTGTATACGGTATAGCATCTATTGAAACTTTACTACCTCTTTTAATTGAGAGGATTGATAAAACTACTTCTCGCATACATGAACGTAAAAATGGTGTAGCATTTAAAGAAATACATACTTATCTTAAAGATTTAGATACCGAAACTGCTGCTATTATTGCATGTAAGATTACATTCGATAAAGTGTTTGGATATAAAGATGGTAGTAATCAAGCAATTAATGTAACTGAAGCAATTGGACATGCAATTGAACATGAATGTCAGATGAGACATTATGAAACTCATGCACCTGGATTGTTGAATACATTGAAAAAGAACTACTGGCATAAAGCAATAGGAACACACCAGAAACTTGTTGTAATAAGGACATTAATGAATCGTTATGATGTTAAACAATGGACAACATGGGATAGACGAGTTCGTATTAAATTAGGTGCCTGGTTACTAGAATGTATTATGGATTCTAGCAATTGGTTTACCAAACAACATATAAGACAAGGACGTAAGAATACCATATTTGTTGTCCCTACCCCTGAGTTTATGGACATCAAAGATGAAGTAATGGCTAATGCAGAATTATTCTCTCCGTTAGCTTGGCCGATGTTAATACCACCTAAAGATTGGTCTAATGAATCACCAGGAGGATATATACTTAATGAAGTTATGCATGGGCATGATTTAGTACGTAGAGGCAATGGGGACTGTATACAGGGAGAAATCCCACTGAACTTTTTAAACAAGATTCAGAAGGTTGCTTATCGATTAAATCCTTTCACAATCAGCGTCGCCGAGACTCTAGAAGAGAATGGGATTGCAATTGGTAAGTTTCTTCCTATAGTTCATTATGATTTGCCACCTAAACCAGTAGATATTGCAGAGAACAAGGATGCAAAGAAAGCATATTGTAGAGCTGCGGCAGAAGTAATGAATATAAGAGCAGCAGCATTTAAGAGATCCTGCCGCACTAGAATGACTATGGAAGCTGTACAGCGATTTAAAGATCGTAAAAGGTTCTATATACCATGGTCTTTTGATTATAGAGGTAGAGCTTATCCAATACCTGCATTTCTCACGCCGCAGGACACTGACTTCGGTAAAGCACTTTTGCGTTTTGCTGATGAAACATACACAACTTCAACGGGGTGTAAGTGGTTAGCTTTTCAGTGTGCTACCACATATGGATTAGATAAAGCCACTATGACTGAAAGAATTGATTGGGTTAGACGGGAAATGTCGTTGATTATCAGAGTAGCTAAAGATCCTATTGGGAATCTTAGTGACTGGGAGGCAGCGGCTGAACCTTGGCAGTTCTTAGCAGCATGTGATGAATACTATAATGTATGTATCACAAAGAATAGAAAAACTACTGGCTTACCTGTAGCAACTGACGCTACATGTAGTGGTTTACAGATTCTTGCAGGATTAGCGAGAGACCGTAGTACAGCACAACTCGTCAATGTGTTGCCTTCTGATAGACCGCAAGACGCATATGCTAAGGTAGCTGAGATTGCTAAACCTCACATACCAACAGCCTTACATGATGTATGGGATAGAAAAAAAGTCAAAAGGACCGTTATGACTATCCCTTACAATGCTAAACCTTATTCAAATAGATCATATATACGTGATGCCTTAAAGGAAGATGGTATAGAGGTTAATAAAGATGAACTCACAATCACCGTTAAGGCTGTTAGAGATGCTATGAATATAATAGTACCAGGTCCTATGGCAGTAATGAAATGGATTGAAAATGAAGTTTCTAAAGCTATTAAACGTGGAACTATGGAAATAGAATGGGTAACACCATCTGGGTTTGTAGTAAATCAATGTATAATGAAAAAAGAAAAGAAGAATATAAAGCTTCAATTATTAGGTGAATGTCAATTAAAGATAGCCTGTGACTTAAATGAAGCAGATATATCTAGACATAAAGCTGCAACAGCACCTAATCTAATACATTCATTAGATGCTAGCCTTTTACATTTAAGTGCTATCAGGTTTGATAATCCTATAGCATTAATACATGACAGCGTTCTCACACGAGCCGTTGACATGGACGAATTATCGACTATAATAAGGGAAACGTACATGCATTTATTTGCAGAACGTGATTACCTTAACGACTTTGCTTCACAAATAGGAGCAGAGACTGAACCACCGATCATTGGTGACTTAAAACCAGAGACGGTGATAAATTCCACTTACTTTTTTTGCTAATGTATAACTACTCATTATTCGATAGTTTCTTTGCACCTACTAGAGTCATTGTTGTCTCTGAAGAAAGGCTTAGAGCTAAAGAAATTGAACTGAAAGAAAATCAAATTAAGGTTGTCAATAATCGTATTGATGAACTTGTTAAATATCGTTCTGAATTACAGGATGAATTAAAAGCATTTACTCCTTCTGATAAAGACAAAGCTCTTAAGGAGGTAGTATCTGATGTCTAATAAAAATATACATGTAACAGATGAGATTAAACTAGAAGGATTCCAAGCTATATTAGAGCCTGGTAAATTCGGTTACTCTTTATCTGCTGTAGTAGATGATGCTCTTGTAGAAACCCTTGAAGCAGAGAGAACAGACGTTCTTAAATGGGCAGAATCTAAATTAAAAAATCCTAAAAGAGCTACTCTTAAACCTACTCCATGGGAAGAAGTAGCTAAAGGAAAAACGAAAATTAAATTCTCATGGAGTGAGGATAGAAGACCACCTGTAGTTGATACTGAAGGATCACCATTAACAGATGCAAAAACACCTTTATATGGCGGATCTACTGTTAAACTTGGTTTTTATCAAAAACCTTATATACTTAAGGATGGAGTTACCTATGGTAGTTCTCTTAAGTTGGTTGGCGTACAAGTTGTTAAATTAAATACTGAAGCAGGTGTTAAACAAGATGACTTATCTACTGAACAAGTAGCTGACCTATTTGGTAAAAGCGAAGGATTCAAAACTACTGATGCACCCGCAGTAGAAACTAATGACGAAGACGACTTCTAAATTTAGATCACAACTTGAACAAAGAGTTGCTACACTGTTAATGACTTTAGGTGTATCTTATGAGTATGAATCAGAGAAGATCCCTTATGTTATCCAGCATCATTATACTCCTGATTTTGTATTACCGAATCATGTATATCTTGAAGCTAAAGGATATTGGGCTCCTGAAGACCGCCGTAAAATCTTAGCAGTAAAGAAAGATAATCCTGATATGGATTTAAGGATGGTATTTCAATCACCTTATAATACTATATCAAAAAGAAGTAAAACAACGTATGCCCAATGGTGCGAAAAGCACGAAATTCCATGGACACATTTCCATGATATTCCACTCGATTGGTTAATATAATGTTAGATAAAGGCGACTTTGTAAGACATGAGCCTTGCGATAATTGCGGATCATCTGATGCAAATAGTTTGTATTCTAATGGTTCGCATTATTGTTTTTCATGCCATACTTACACACCCGCAGAGGGTATAAATCTTAATTCACAATCACCACGGACGATGACAAATGTCACATTTAGAGGAGAAGCAGAGACCCTTAGAAAAAGACGACTCCCTCAGAAAACTTGCGAAAAGTTCAGGATTTACAGAGACGGAGATACTTTACGCTTTGCATACTACACACTCGATGGATCTCTTGCTGGATTCAAGA